GGATCTTGATGCTGTTCGAGTTGGAGCTGATCGGGATGCGCCGGCAGCGTGAAGCCAGAACGCCGGTGGTAAATACGTCCTGTAAAAGCTGCGTCGAAAAGTCCTGTTGGACCAGAAATCCACCATCGCTCGGGACGCTCTCGGAAAGTCCGCTTGCGGCTGCATTGAATAGCCTGGGGTCAATATGCGCGTTCGGCAGTCCAGCCCGCATGACCGCAGCCATCTGCTCCCCAAAACTCTTAAAACGGTCCTTGTCGCGAATTTCAGGCGGCTTTTGGTTCTTCAGTCCCGGCTGGCTCTGTACTGGTTCAGGTTTTTCCAATCTTGCATTGATTCTTTCTTCCCTCTCTCTGACTTTGACTTCAGATTCAAGCTCTTCCACCTTATCCATGATTTCGCTTTTCAGAGACTTATCTGAATCGGTCAGCCCCCGGTTTTCGTTAACAGCTTGGGCGTCGAGATCAGCAGACGCCTTCATTAATGCTTTTATTTCGTCTCGTAATTGTGTTAAAGTTTTCAATTTTATACCTCCTGATTTTCTGTTAATTTTGTTCTCTGTTTTGCTCTAGCTAATAGGCTAATAACATCGTCTTTAATCGGTTTGGGATCGTCAACATCGCGCTGAGTCTCCGGGGTTACTGGTTCGCTTTCTTCTAGATCTGCATCGCGCAGGCCCTCAGAAAGCCCTTTTGCAAGAATAGATTTTGCCTCTTTCCTTGAAAACCCGGCATCGCGCAAGGCCTTCTCTGCATCTTTGGCGGCAAATGTAGGAACATGCTTAAACCCGGCTTTGGCCATAATCGGTACGAATTTAGCACATGCTGCCATATCCATCTTTGCGGTTATTCCATCAATAAATCCAAACTCATACGCATCATCCGCAGTCATCCAAGTCTCTGCATCCATGAGCTCATTTATTTCATCTTCTTTCTTATCAGTTTTTGAAATGTACGCCTTTGAAATTGAACCTTTTACGATATCCAAGCGATCCGCCATTTTACGCATATCTTCTGAAGCGCCCATCACCATGCCGTATGGATTATGCACCATATAAAGCGCATTCTCTGCCATATATACCTGATCACCAGCCAATGCGATCACAGAAGCTATCGAGGCGGCCAGCCCATCAATATATGTTGTGACGTTTGCCGGGTGCTGTTTTATCAGGTTGTATATTGCAATTCCGTCAAACACCTCTCCGCCTGGGCTGTTGATATGAAGATCAATCTGCGATGCTTTAATTTCAGACAATTCCTTTTGAAAGTTTTTAGCCGTAACACCTCCGCCTGACCAGAAATCCTCCCCTATCATTTCATATATCCAGATTTCGGCTTTATCAGACTTATTATTAATAGTGTACCATTTCATGATTTAATTCCTCCCGATTTTAATGATATTTGCAGGGATTTCTTTTGGTGGTTTTTCTTCTTCAGGCAGATCTTCGGTATCTGCTGGTTTTGCCTGGTTACCCTGATTTTTAGATAAATATTCGCTGAATTTGCTCAATGGTATTTGACCGGTCGGCATCCATAATTCGTCGGCCAGCGGATCTTGACTGGGGTTCATGTCTTCTTTTTCCCTGGCCTCATTGGGTGTCATTACTCCTGTACTTATCATGCTTTTGTAATAGCTGGCCCGGTCTGCTGAATTTGCTCTCAAAAGTCCTTCAACAATGTGTTTAAAATATAAGCCCTGCCTTTGCTCTGCTTTTTCCAGTAACTGCATATTGTAATTCTGTTCAAGCCGGATCAGCCACGGCAGAATTGAATCAGTTACAAAGCTGGCCTGCTCGCTCTCAATGTTATTAAATGAGCTCTTGGTAAGATCTTTTAATTTGTGGGGAGGAAGATTAAACCATCGAGCTATTTCAGGAACCTGAAATTGTCGGGATTCCAAAAATTGGGAATCGTTGGGCGGAATGCCTATTTTTTCAAGTTTCATTCCGTCTTCTAATAGCATTAATCTATGAGATTTTCCAAGTCCGCTGTATGATTCTGTTAGGGATTTCTTTAGATTGCTATGCGCTTCAGCTTTTAGCTGTCCAGGATGAGAAACAATAACTCCGGGGTGTGTTCCCTGCCCGAAGTAATAACTTCCAAAGCTTTCCATTGCCATACCCAGCCCAATAGATTTTCTAGCCATTGATATAATTGAATATCCTGTGAATCCATCAAATCCAAGTCCTGGAATGTGAAGAACCTTCTCACGTGGGAGGGATATACTGCTGCCGTCCAGCAGATTAATATCATATATCAATTCCTTATTCTGCATTTTTGGCGTTACTCGATTTGGAGCTATTGGCCATAATTCTACAACGTCACCCGTGCCATTTCTGGCAATTTCAGCATATCCATTGCCCCACGTTAGAATATGTGCAATCAAACATTCCCTGCCTGCCATTGCGGTCATATACGGATTGTATTGGGTATGCATTACTTGATATAGGGATTTTTCTGTGGCTTGTTTCTTGTTTTTGCCTTTAGGGCTCATTAAATGAAGGGGGAGGGACCCGATTGTTCCAGATATGAGGGAAACTGCATTATAAACAGCTGAATAGGTGAGAGCGGTGTCTTCGTTTACAACTTCGCCGGACAAGGATTGTGATCCGGCCAGCTGCCAAAGTGACCGATCCCATGCTTTAGGATCGGTGAGACTTAGATTAAAAAACCTTTTAATCTTTCCGAAGACTGTCAAATATAGGCCGCCCTTTTTAATGTTTAGCCTATATTATGGAATATAAATTACAGGTTTGTCAAATATCGTGCCAAAAAAGTGTGAAGTTTACAGAAATATTAGGTAAATTATACCTGTTTTTTGGCGAATCGACACTCATCAAATGATTTCCGTGTGACTCGCCATTGTCCTCTTGGTGTCAAAACAGTTTCCAGGTGTTTATGCTCAATCCAAAGATAAACCGTCCTCTCTGTTACTCCATAATATGCTGCAACTTCGCTTACTCTCAATGTTGGCCTGTCCGGTAGTGATTCCATTATATTCCTTTATTTATAAGTTTACTAACTTTCACTTTTAAGATCGATTCCCGGGATACCCGGATAAATCCCATGTTATCGGTACCGCTCAAATGACCATGCTGGAACCAAAGGTGAGCACATCTGTCTGTAACTCCTAGATACCAAGCTGCCTCATCAATAGAAAAAAAAGGGCGATTCTCTAAGCCTGAATTATCTGGTTCGATCGGTTTTTCTATTTGCGCTTCAGGTTCTACCGCCTTTACTTCTTTGATTTTCCTGGATCGAGTTATTCTTTTTGCCATAGTTTATCTCCTTTTACATTGCCATTCTATTTTTGATTTCGTCCGGTGTCATTCCATCGTAAATTGAAACGACTGGGCCTTCTTTCAGCATTGCTCTCCCGATTGCCATAATTAACGCTACGGCTCCATCGATTTTATTATCAGAACTGGTTTTTGTTGGATAATAATATTTGACGGGTCCTCCACGGCTATCTTTTAATACCACATTTGACATCATCCATGCCAGCACTGGATCACCGTCATGCCATAAAAGACGAGAGGAGATTCTTGCTTCAAGCTCTTTCATAGGCTCATTAATTAATGCAGGACCCTGATTGATTTCAACGCAGGTATCTTCTTTTGTCCATTCCATGATGTTATTGATTAAATAACCGGCTTCTCTGGGATCAAACGCTAATTGAATGATGGGATGATTTTCGTTTATTTTCCTTAAATCATCTTCTATATACTTGAAATCTGTCATTGCTCCTGGCGTCTGTATCATTCGGCCTGATTCGATCCATTTTTCATATTGTAGGCGATTTCTGGATTCACGTACTGTATCAGCAGGAATGTAATGTTTCCCGAAGACAAGGAGTAAATTTTCAAATGAAAAGACCAGCTCAAGAGAGCAAACATCTATTTTTGACGCCAGATCAAGGCCGGCATAGCAGGGTTTTCCTATGAAATCCGTTATTTTCAAGGTGCTATCTGTACAACTGTTCCACTTATCTGCTGAAATCCATTTGGTGATGCCTTCTGTCCAAATATTGAAATTTAATCTTTTGACAATATTGACCTTGTTCGGCATACCGATTGCTTCAGCCACTTGTTCTTCCAGGTATTTTGATTTTATAGATACCCCTAAGTTAGGGTTGGCTTTTTTCCAAACTTTAGGATTTCTCCAATCGTCACAATCAGGACAGCCGTCCTGCGGTATAGTTTTTCCGTCTGCTTCGCATTTTGCACAAACATCAAGACCTGTTATATATCCAAACCAACTATCATTGGACAATGTTTTCTCTAAAATCTTTTCAGTATACTCATGATGCTGAAAGCATATTGTGTTTTGATCGTAGCCGCTGTTCGTAATTTCTACGATAAGGGCCTGGCGCCTGCCTTTAGTTCCTGCTCTTATTTTGTCAACAACTATGCTGTTTGGGTGTTCGTGGATTTCATCAATCAAGGCAAAGTGAGGCCGTTTTCCGTCCAGACCTCGTTTCTCAGACGATACTGGTCTAAAAAAACTATTCTCTTTGATGTATGCAATGTTATGTTGTCCAACCACCAGTAATTCATTTAATGCTTCTGATCCTTCTACAAATGCTTTTGCGTCCCTGAATAGAATACCAGCTTGTTCCCTAGTAACGGCGGCTGAGTAAATTTCAGCCCCTGGCTCGTTATCGAATGTTAAGCCATACAATCCAATTCCTCCGGCAAGCGGACTTTTGCCATTTCCCTTACCTATTTCTATGTATGCGGTTCTGAATCGCCTATACCCATCCTTGCTTTTCCAGCCGAATAATGACCCGACAATAAACTTCTCCCAGGGTTCCAATAAAAAAGGCTTGGTGTCCCATTCTCCTTCATAGAACACCAGGAATTCCTCATAAAAGCTTATAATATGATCGGCTGCCTGCTCGTCAAAATAAATATCCTTGCGGTCCAAGTCCTCAATATGCCGTTTGCATGCTAATGTTACCCAGCGATTTGCCATGATCTTGCCTTTTATAACAGCCTTTGCATATTTAGTGACCGGGTGAGTTTTCTTAGCCATTTAACCTTTTTTACGGTCCTTGAATTCCTGTATCTTGCTTTTAGGTTTAGGAGTCTCAACTTTTAATCCTGATCTGCTCGATGGAGACATACCAATCTGAACCCCGGCTTTTATCATCTGATCATATGCGTCACGAGCTATCCTCAAATAAGGATTAAACCCTGGAGATCCATCCTTTTTCTGATAGACCATGCCTGTTTCCTGTATTTTTATGGTAGCCTGTGTCCATCTGCTGTACGCCTCACAATATGCGGCAAGTATCATCATATCCAGTTCAGTCATAAGGCCTATCGTCTGAAGGATTTTACCCGACCGCTTCCATTCTTTTTTAGCGTCTTTATCCAGATGTTTCGGACATGGTGGCATCTTTGTCGGGGGATTAGGCTCGTTCTTCGGTGCAGGCCGGTGAGTTCTGAGCGTACCTCCGGTGATTTCTATGATTTTGCTGGGTATCTTTTTTCTGCCTTTTGCCATTTAGTCTCCTTATTTATTAAAACTCACGATTCCGTCGAAATACTCATTTTTGCTCAAAAAAGCGGATGCATACGCAAGTG